TCTCCGGTTGGTCTTTGCTATCGCGTGCGTGGCCTCATCTATGGCCGCAGTCAGAGCCGTCATGTCTGCCTTGATCGTTAGCCCCAGGGCGGCGGCATTTGTGCCGGCCCGAAAGGCTGCCCTAGCACGCTCTGCCTTCGTGCTTAGGCGTGGCCCCCGTGGCTCTTCCGGTCTCGGTGCCTGGCAGCCCCGGCAGCCCTCGCGCTCTGCGGCGTTGCTCTGCCCACAGTAGGCGCAATGCCAGAGGGCAGTTGGCGTTTCTACTTCTTGCGCTGCCAGATCCTGTACGGGATCGAAAGTAGGCGACCACTCCCGTGGATCGTGCCAGGTAGCTGAAGTACAACAAGATTCATCAAGAAGATTTTCGCCAGCAATGCGTCCCAACAGCTCCTCGAACATCACGTCCTCCGGTTCCAGGCTTTGGCGGCCTCAGCTGCGGTTCCAAGGGGCTTTGTCTGGGCAGGGCAACCAGAGCATTGCACCCAGGCATGATCATGCCCAAAACTATCCTCAGTATGCCTGACCCCAGCCTCGCCGGTGCAATGCGGGCAGCAGAATAGCCCCCAACAATGCTCGCTTGCTGGCTTGCCGCAGATCGGGCACAGCGGGGGGCATAATGGCTCAGATTCTACCGTCGCCAGGGTGACGCGATAAGTTTCGCCAGCAGTCACGTGTACATTAGCGGGAATCTCAATGAATCGCGGACTGGGCGCTGGCCGCGCCCTCCAATTCCAGAATCCCCATATTTTGGGGCGCGCCTCAAATTCGATCGTCTTTTCCATCTCTCGCTCCTTTCAAAAGCAACTAGCCTTCTTCGTCCTCGTCACTGCCAAGGTCCATCATTGCGTTGCGGCCAGCCTTGAGTGCCTGATACTGGTCCGAAGCCAGCGTCTCCGCAATCTCTTCCTCAGTCATGCCGATGCGCTTCCAGATCACAGTGTCCGCGACGCTCAGCTTTTCCGCCCATACTCCCATACGATTCGCAAGATCCGTTTCGTCGCGCGTGGAGATCTGACGCCATTGCGTATCGATGATAGTGTCCTCATCAAGGGGCGCTGTATCCTTGCCGAACACGTTTGACAGCACGCGGCCCATCGCCAGGACGTCCTCCCAGGCGTTGCCGAAGATCAGCGCTGCCGTTTCACCATCGGCCACAAGCGGCGCCTCCTGCTGTTTCAGCGTACCCTCAGCAGCGATCTGCCCGGAAACCTGGAAGCGCGATAGTGGCGTGCCTGTGACCGCTGCAATATCGATCACGATCTCCTTTTTGTACGCCAGTAGACCGCTGAGATCTGCTGGTGGGATTGCGCCAAAGCGTGCATCCGGACTGTCGCTGCGCATCACTGAGCCAGGCCCAACCTCTAGCGCAGCGCTGAACTTGTCGCCGGTTGCCCAAAGTATCTGGAACCCCGAAGCATCCGCGCCGCCGATCAGGTCGATGATTGCCTTGTTGAGCTGATTCTGTAGTGGTAGCGCATCGGCCATCCTGGAGCGCCCATAGTTGTAGCCATGCGGCTTATATTTGAAATGGATTACCGGGAGACCTAGCGGATCACCTCCCTCTGAAGAATCGCGAGTCCAGGGGATCGGCCACGGCTCGCCGGCTTCCTGGTAGTGCTGCCAGGCGCCCGCAAATTCACGGGCGTCAGAGACATATTTCTCGATGCGGTCCTCAAAGTACAGATTCAGCCGGCGCTTGAACCCAGCGCCATCGGCCGGGCTTGACAGCTTCCACTGCTTGCTGGCGAATAGCGGTTCTCCGCGCCTGACGTCTGAGTAGTGCATGTTCACACCGTCGCCACCGTCATAGGCCAGTTCCATTGTGAATATTGGATGGTTCTCTTCTTCATCCCATTCCACGATCACATAGGCGTCGCCGTCACGAATCGAGGCTTGCATCACATCAACCTGTGCTGCGTCCATGCGGTTGATCTTCCACCAATCGCGCAGTATTTCCTCCTGTCCCTCAGCCGTGAAGCCGGTCACGCGCAGCCGCTCAGCGAGACTATCAGTCACCACGGGGCAGTAGTTCGTGCGGAACTCCACGCCAAATTTCAGTTGTAGAAATGCACGTAGCCGCGGCGTTAATTGCGTGTCGTGCTCGCCGTCGTAGTATTCGCGGTACGCCTTGTACCGGCGTTGTCGCTCTAGGTCCTGGTCTTCCTGGAAGCGCAGAAACGACAGCGCCACCATGTTTGCTGCATTGTCAGGCATACTTTATCACCCCCGGTGGGCTATATTTGTGCGCGCCTTCCAGTACCCCATAGCGGAAAGCGTCATAGGTATCATCGCCGCCGTTTCCCTCGCTATCACAGTCAACCTTGAGCACGTCCTCGGGCCTGCGCGGATCGTGCTCCATAATCGGCAGGCACTCAATCAGTCCTACACAGCGCGGGTGAATCGTTACCGTGGGCGCTATGCCGGCATCAGGATCGCCCAACCGTTTCAGGATCTCAGCTGCTCCGTTGATGCGGTCCATCTGTGCGGCAGTCAATTCAAGCCCTAGCGCCTTGTATTGGTCGGCTACGGTAGCCTCGCCGCGCTTGGCAAACACGTCGGCGCCGGCCACGAATACATCCCAGTACCGGCAGGGATGGCGGCTTGTCATCGCGCGTATCGCCCCTGCGTGCCGGCTTGGGAGCCACTGGCGCCGCGCATGTTCATCGACCACGTACAGGTTGCCGTCCCCGTCTTCCGCAAACAGGTAGACCACGGTGTAGTGCTGAAAGCCATAGTCCATTGATAGCCAATACCGCCAGTAGGGGGAGGGCACAAACTCCTTAACGACTTCAGCATGTCGCCAGGTTGTGAAAAACTGACCTGCTGCAATGTCCCAGTCGCCGTCCCGCCACGCGCGCCCAAGCCACCCAGTCAGCCCCTCCAGGTATTTCTTGTAGGCATCATCGATGAATGGGTTGTCCAAGTAGGTCGTGAACACAAATGCCGTGTCAGTCTCAGTGCCCTTCCGCCACGGCTCGATGAATGTGCGCTTGACCCATCCATGCCCTACGCCGCCGGGATTGAATGTCGGATATGAACGTGGTCGCCAGTTTTCCTTGCTGGTGCGCAGCGAACCGCGCAGCTGCGTGTGCTTCATGTACGTGAGAAGATTGACCTCCTCTGGTACGATGACATCGTACTCAATCCCTAAGTATTTGTCGATGTCGCCCTCTGACCGAAACCCACCGAATAGGATCATGCTGCCGTTGGCCAGTTGCAGCTTTGACAGTCCCGGCTTGTAGCCTGACCGATACTGCGGGCAGACCTTGGTGATTAGATCCTCGAAACTCTCACGGGCCGCCTTGCCTACGGAGCGCAGAAAGAGCGTCTTGAGCCCCGGCATCCGCATCGAATCATCATGAACCACCTGCGCGAATGTTGTGTGTGACTTGCCCCCGCCGCGCGCGCCCCCGTCGCCGATCTGCACCGGCCCATCTGCGTTGTCCGCTTTGCGGGCCAGGGCGTGAAACTCCAGGCCCTTCGGCGTTGCGACGTAACCGCCGGCCATGAAGTTCTCGATCTGGTCGCGTGGACAGCCAGCCGCCACCCCTGCTCTGGCGTATTCCTCTAGCAGATCCACACATCACTTCATGCAAAACGTCACAGTGGTCGCGCCGCCCTGGGTTGCGTCCGTACCAGAGCCGTTCTGCGACCACGGCTTGACGTAGCGCCATTGGCCTATGATCCTTGGGTCCAGAGCGTAGGCGCGCGATGCGGCGACCGCGAGCGTCACCAAAGCCGCCGTGCTTCCGTATAGCGGCACGAATGTGCCCCCCTCAGTCGAGCAGACCTTGAAGCCCAGCTGGTCACCGGAATCCCATGCGGCGTCGAGTGTCACGCCTACCAGTATGGAATCCCCAATGTCAACGGCAGCCCCAAGGGCCGCGGCGTCCGCAATCACAGACGTCTTGTACCGATACAATACTGGCATCATTTCCCTCCGTGTCTTACATAGATTCTATTCATCACAGCTCCACCATCGCATTCCACAGTTGCGCTTCGCTGTATCCCAGCGCCTCCGCGATCCCCACCATCTGCGCGTGCTCGGTGGTCGCATCTCGCAGCGCGGCAGTCTCCGTGTGCCCCAGCGATTCCAGGTAGTCGACGATCCGATCTCGCCGCGCAAGCGCCTGATCCACAGTCATCCCGGCGGCAGTCCTCACGGCGGCGTCATAGAACGCCTCGCCGCAGGTCTGCACGACTGCGAGTAAGCCCAGCGCCTCAGTCGGTGCCATCGCCCATAGTTGCGCGTGCAGCCTGAGCAAGTCATCCTGCTGGCCGCACACCTGCCATAAGCTATAAGCCGCGCTGATGTCTGCGAGATGATACGCTGCCAGTCCGGTG